GACAGGCACAAGCACAGACGAACAGGCATTTGGGTACCAAGAGTGCTGGGCCGAATACAGAATGAAGCCAAACCGAATCTGTGGCAAATTCCGAAGCAACGCAACCGGTACACTGGATAGTTGGCACTACGGTGACAACTACAAGGAAGTGCCAAACTTGAGTCAAGCATGGATGAAAGAAGGAGATTCCGAAATCCAGCGAACTCTCGCAGTAGACAACGAACCGCAATTTATCATGGACACTGTCATCGACAACACCAGCGTCAGACCTATGCCCATGTACAGTATTCCGGGCCTCGTTGACCATCACTAAGAAAGGGGGAAAGCCCGGGGGCAAAACCCCGGGTTTATTTATTTATGTTAGCAGGACTTGGAAGCGCATTACTAGGAATCGGAAAACAGTTACTGCCAACGGTCGCAAGCTGGGGCTTAAACAAACTACTCGGCGGAAACATGAGCGAAAGCAACGGTGGAAGCCAACAGCACAACGAAAGCACAAGCGCCGGCGGCGGCACAAGCACCAGCGAAAGCGGCGTAAACAGAGAACAAAATCTGCAGGACTGGAATAGTATGCTTGGAGCAATCCAAGCAAATATGCAAAGCCAGCAAAAGTTTAACCGAAAAAGCATGTTTGAACAAATGGGATATAACACCATGGCGGCAATCACGCAAGGAGTATATAACCAGATAAGCAACAACGCGGCGATGAGCTACAATAGCGCGGAGGCCGCAAAAAACAGAGCTTGGCAGGAACAAATGAGCAACACAGCCTATCAAAGGGCTGTAGCTGACATGAGAAAAGCGGGAATCAACCCTATCCTAGCATACCAACAGGGCGGAGCAAGCACACCGGGTGGAGCACAAGGCACAATCAGCGGGGCAAGTATGGGACTTGCAAGCAGTAGCGCGGCAAGCGCGAGTGCGCTGGGCGTGAACCAAAACCACAACAACACATGGAGCAAAAGCGAATCAAACTGGTACAACGCGGCACAAGCAGTCGGAGACGCAACAAGTTGGTCACACACAAGCGCAGACAAAGCTCTAAAAGCGATGGAAGAAGTGTTTAACAAGCTGGAAAACGTGAGCGAAAAAAGCACATACAACGCAGGCGGAGGCGCATCACACGGCGCAGGAGCAGGAAGAGGCAGATAAATGGGATGCAATAAACCGTTAATCCGGTTCTATGTACCTCATAACAGGGAGGCGAGTGGGCGAGTGTACTCACTCGCCTCTTTTAACGAGATACACAAGACCAAAATGACTTACGAAAATTTAATGTACAGAAAAGATGTAATGTTGATACCATGCGGACAATGCACAGGGTGCAGACTGCGCAAGCGTAAAGACTGGTCAACGCGAATGGAGCTGGAAGCATACGGACACAACAAAGAAAGTATCTGGTTTATTACGCTAACTTACGATGATGACCACGTACCAACACAGGACACGGAAACAGGCGAAATCTACAAAGGCGGAATAAACATCTGGAAAGGCGCCTCAGAGCGTCCAAAAACAGCGCAAACTCTAAGCGTAGGGGATACCCAACTATTTATGAAAAGGCTCAGAAAGGCCATCAAAGAGCCTCTAAGATACTTTTTAGCGGGAGAGTACGGAGACAACACAGCAAGACCGCACTATCATATGATACTATATGGATGGCATCCGGACGACTTAAAACCAATCCATAAGCTGTCAAGGTACGGCCACTATACAAGCGATAAGCTAGTAAAAATCTGGGGACAAGGCGCGGTCGACATCGCACAGGCAACACCGGAAACATATAATTATGTTGCAGGGTATGTGACCAAAAAGCTATACGGCAACGACAAAAAGCGTTACCAAAAAATGGGTTTAATACCACCATTTTGCACTATGAGCCGGAAGCCGGGACTAGGAGACAAATGGTTCGAGGACAACCAAGAACGACTCTGGCAACAAGGGTACATACAGCTTACCAACGGCAAAAGAGCGGCCATACCAGAATACTATTGGCGAAAACTGGAAGTTGAAAACCCTGAAAAAGCATGGAGAATCAAGAAATATCGACAGGAAAAAGCCATAGCGTCCCTAATCGAGAGAAACGCGGAAACCGATAAACCATACGCGGAGCAACTGAAGGACAAAGAGACCTCCATGGCCAAAAAGATGAGCAAAGCCAAAGGCATATTTTGAAACTTTGGTGTCACTCAGCCAAGTAACTATCAAGTAAGCTACTTGGCTGAGCATTTTATTGATTTGTTAAATGCACACGCGCGCGCACGTAATCGCGCACACGCACGTGCATTATATTATTATTTTTTTATTAACTTGTTGTAGTCGTAGTAGTAGGGAGTGTTGAAATGTTGAATACTATGAATTTTTATCCTTGGAACGATATTTTTTGGCTAATTTTAATGTTGATACTTTTGTGGATAACTTGTTGAAATGTTGAAAGCGTAGCAATATGCACAAAAACCTTTGTGCAACATTTTGTGGAAAACCTGTTGAAAGTGTTGAAAGTGTTGAAAAAGCAAATAAAGGCAGTCCGGCGAGCGAAACCGAAAAGTTGCGTCATGCTCTTCGCACGGCGCACCGCGCCTAACGCATGACCTTCAACACAAAAAATTCTAAACTTTTTTGAAAAAAACCTTAACTTTTTCGATAAAGTGTGGTAGAATATAATCACAGGAAGGAAGGTGCTAAAGATGACGCACTACTACGAACTCAGAAGCTTTGAAGATGACAGAACAATAAAGACTGTACTCAAAATCTCAGCGGAACCAAAATACGCAAAACAAAGAGCAAGAGAATACGCAAAACGAAACCCGGGACTATACTCGCTAGAAAAAGTCAAAAAAGTAGAAACGTACTTCACTGAAAAGGAGAAGTAAAATGAGAAAACCTAGACTGAACGAAAACACAATAGCAAAACTCGAAATCTACGGATATGCGAAATGTAGCAAATACTACTACGAACTAACAGACTACATCGACGAGGAAGGAAACCGCTACACGGAACTTGAACGGACGGACTTAAAAACCGGAGACATAAAAACATACAATTGGGAAAAATACACAAAAGGGGCTTGACAAGCCCCTTTTTTTTTGATAGATTTAAAACAGTTAAACAGCACAAAAGTGCTTTTTTTACAAAACCATTTATACAAAATATTTTTTAGGAGGTGTTTGCTCTGACTCTCAAGGAAATTAACGCGCTGTTTAACAACATCCGCAAAATTTTGGCCATGCTGGACAAGATTTACCACGCAGTAGAGGGCAACGAGAAGCCCAAGGAGTAACCAAAGTGAAAACATGGAACGTAAGAGACCAGACCGATACGAACCTTATGGAAGAACTGAAGAGAACCTACAAAGAAATCGACGCCACTTACAAGCTACTGCAAAAGGCCGCAAAGTACGACGACGCAAAATTTTACCTTGACATGGCGTTCCGAAAAAGGGCAAAAGCAACGGAAATCGAGGTGGAAATCCTCAGAAGGGAAATAAACCATGGGAAAGAGGAGTAAAGTCCGCAAATCCAAAGACGCAAAAATTTACAACAGGACCGCAAAAAAGACCAAGGCAATCAACCTTGGAAGCGGCGCAATGCGAGGAGGCATTAGATTATGATTAACGTGTATGGCATCTATGACCAGTGTGCAATGAGCTACATTACCACCTTTAACGAGCGAGACGACAAAGTCGCCGAGCGCAATTTTAAAATTGCGCTGATGGACGAAAACAACATCATGAGCAAAACGCCGAGCGACTACAGACTTGTAAGACTCGCAAAATTCGACGAACACGACGGCACTTTCGAAGAGAGTAAGGAGAACATTTACGATGGCATATCGCTCAGTAAGTAACTTTCGAGAAACCGCAACAGCAAAACCGACCGAAGCCGGGGAAAGCGTGAGACGCACATACCTGTGGGAACGAAACGAAAAAGGCGAAAAAGTGCTGAAACTCGACCAAATCATCGACCAGCAAGCCGAAATCGACTCCTACTTAGAGGAGACCAAAATAGAAAACATCATTCGGCGGGCAAGCATCGACCCGGAAATCGCGGCACGTATCGCGCCAGACTTAGGCGGAGGAATTCAGGACTTTACCGAAGCGCCGCATACGCTAGCCGAACTACAGAACATCATGATTCGCGCAGAACAAATCTGGGACGAAGTACCAAAAGAAATCAAGCTCAAATTTGACAACGACGTCGATAAATTTGTTGCATCGTTTGGAACAGTTGAATGGGCAAAAAACCTAGGCATATACCAGGAAAAACAGACAGAAGCCAAAACAAATGAAGCAACAGAAGCAACGGAGGCAAAAGAATGAACAGAAACAAAGACGCGGGATTTAACCAAGTACCGCGACTGGACATCACGCGAAGCCGCTTTAAAAGGCGACAAGACGTCAAGTTAACACTTAACGCAGGAAAACTTATCCCGTTCTACATCGATGAAGTACTACCGGGTGATACCTTTAGCATCGACCAAGCGGCAATCATCCGCATGACAACTCCAATCTTTCCGGTAATGGATAACTGTTACATGGACATTTATTACTTTTTCACACCGAACCGCATTCTTTGGAAAAACTGGAAGCGGTTTATGGGCGAAAACGATGCCGGGCCGTGGGCACAAACTCAAGAATACACAATCCCACAAATCAGAGTCTATGCAGACAGCCGCAATGATGTGCCGCTGGAAGGAAGCCTTATGGACTACATGGGGATACCGACAAAAGTCTGCAAGAAAGGTAATAAAAATACAGAGTTCGAAGTGAACGCACTGCCATTCAGAGCGTACGCAATGATATGGCAAGAGTGGTTCAGGGACCAAAATGTAGATAATCCAGCTATAAACAGCGACGGAGACGCAACAGTGTCTTACGCAGACGTTAACGATGACACAAAAATAGAAGATATACTTAAAGAAGCATATCGAGGCGGCAGACCGTTACCGGTCAACAAATTTCACGACTACTTCACGAGCGCACTGCCAAGTCCACAGAAAGCAGGAGAGCCGGTAACCATTCCGCTGAGCGGAAGCGCACCACTTGGCATATATAACCCAGCAACAGGACATGTAACAACCAAAAGCAACGAGATGAAAAGTATCGTAAGCGAAGCAGGATTAACCATCAACGGCTCAACATTCAGTGCCTCAAGTTGGGACATCGGAGACGGACCTGTAAGGGACAAAGGACTTGCAGTAGGAAATAGCACATCAACCACATACACCGGCGTAAGCTTAGGGGCAGACCTCTCAAAAATCAACGCAACCACTATCAACCAGCTAAGGCAGGCATTTCAGGTACAAAAATACTACGAAGAGTTAGCACGAGGCGGCTCACGCTACCGCGAGATGATTTATTCGCTGTTTCACACCAAAATCAGCGATAAAACGGTACAAATCCCGGAATATTTGGGCGGTACGCGAATTACCATCAACATGAGTCAGGTCATCCAGACCAGCGGCACAACGACAGAAAGTCCACAGGGCAACACAGCGGCAGTATCCGTGACGCCATACAATGGGAGCATGTTCACGAAGAGCTTTGAAGAACACGGCTATGTTATCGGCGTATGTTGCATCCGACATGACCATACTTACCAACAGGGACTCGAACGTATGTGGAGTCGAAAAACAAACCTCGACTTTTACTATCCAGTTTTCGCAAATCTGGGTGAACAAGCAATCCTTAAAAAAGAAATCTACCTGACAGGCACAAGCACAGACGAACAGGCATTTGGGTACCAAGAGTGCTGGGCCGAA